TTACTATTCACAATGGTAACGCTAAAGTTCGTTTCACAGATGACATGGTCCGTCGTATTAAGCAATTCACTAAAGGTGGTGCTAGTCGTGTAGACTTTGTTGAGTTGCCGTCAGAAATGACAAAAGTGGAAGCATTGAAATATCTTGCTACACTACCTGAGTTTGCTAGTGCAAGTGATCAGGCAACTATTGCTGATACTCTTGAGGACAAAACTAAAGAAGCAAGTAAAGGTGAAGTTAAAGTTAAAACTTCTAAAACAAAGCCAAGCATTGATGCAATTAAAGCACGTGCAAAAAAAGTACAAGTGTCCGCAGAAGATATTTTGTCTGCTGTATCTAATTAAACTAATGGGGCTTCGGCCCCTCAACTATGAATATGAATCTATCTACCTTTCGCCGAACCTTTAATCCACGTAGAGAATTTAATCCATCAAGTAATATTGACTTGAAAGAATTAAAGTTCTTTAAGAAAAATGGTAAATGGAAGAATGGTTGTCCATTCTATCTAGAGGATCCATTCGTTGAGATTCCGGCAATGTGTGAAAATAAATACACTGCTTATATGTTAGACAAGATGAAATAAAAAAAGCCCCTTAGGGGCTTTTTTTACGGATTGTTAACTGATTTGATAATCCAATAATCACTACTCATACTAGTATTTGTAACTACATTGAATGGCATATAGAAGTAACCCTTATGACCCCAATTTGCACCCCAACTGTTTCGTGCAATAAAAACTTTCTTACGCTTATCGTAACCTACAAGCAATACAGCATGACCTCCTAATAGTCGTTCACGTCTAGTATTAGGATATGGCATATTACCGGTCCTTGCTACATGAGCAGACATAAAACTAGTATATACATTAAAACCCATTATAATTGGATAACCATTTGTTAATGCATCTATACAGCCATTAAAGTCTGATATTCTTTCATAGCGGTTTACTTTACGATTTAATGCATCATTCTTTGCTTCAGTAATAGGTTCTATTTTAAATTTACTTATATCATATGGCCATAATGATTCTAAACTTGCACCATAATGATTTGTTACCTTAATACCATCACGTATATAAGCACCACTATCGTAGTTAACTGTTCCTAATATTAATCGTTCATAATAATATATGAATAGCCTGCTGATATCTTTATAATTACCACTACGTTTGTTTAGTAGTTCTATTGCACCTGCAATTGCTTGTCCGGTACAGCTACCTAGACTACCTTGATTTTCAATTGGGCTACAATAATTTCTTAAGTCTATTATATTAGGACTTGTTTTAGCTGTTACTTGATATTTGTAATCTCTGGGGTCAAGTTTATCTGCTTTCCATATTAACGAAAATTTATCAAGTGTCCTAGGTATAACTTTTTTGTCGGTCGGAGGGTTAAAGGTATGATCCTGACTAGTATCAATAATTGTACACGGGTCTTGTTTTGTCATATTATGCTAATCGTTCAATACTTACACTATACAAGTTAGCACTTGTATTAGCAATCATACCAGTTACACGCCATGTGCCTGAACCAGCGCCTTGGTCAGTGATATTTAGTACTACTGTATCACCTGCACCACTAATAGCTCCGCTCATAGCAAATCCATTACCTACACCAGTAACTATAGGTACATTAATCCAACTACTTACAGCCATACTACCTGAAATCATTGTTTGTGACTGTCCCGCCATCGTCATATTACTTGACGCGGCACCAATGAATAATCTAGTAGGAGTTCCACCAACAAGTGCAGTTAGATTATCTAGTGTGACAACTGTATTAGAACCACTAATAGTATTAGCGCGGCGCACCATATTAGTACCAACGCCCTGGGCTGTCACGTTACCAGTAGCACTAATATTATTACCTGCAATGTTACCATTACCACTGATACCCACAGAGTTAATGATGCTAAACCCATTGATTGTTGGCGCAGGACTTGCACCGCTAGATACCAATCCACCTGATACAATAATTTGGCCGTTTGTAGGTAATGTTAAGTTACCGGTTGTGTCAAGTGTCCAGCTGGCAGTACCGTTAGTAGTTATTACAACATTACCATTAGAAGTAGGAATATCTACATTACTATTGCCATTAGCAATTTTAGTAACACTGATATTGGTTACATTACTACCATCACCTTTTAGATATTGTGCACCGATGACATTGGCGTTAGCAAAGAAATCAACGTTAGTATTAATTCTACCATACTGACTTAATTCTATATTATAAGTAGACCAATTAATATTACTAACTTGTTGTGGGAAATTGATAGCACCGTATATATCTATATTACCCGGAGTTCTTAAACTACCGTCTTTATTAAATATCCATTGCTTACTAGTACCGTTATTGGTAGTGATATAAACGTTATCACTAGAAGTAGGGACAGATACATTACTATTGCCATTAGCAATAGTTGTTACACTTCCAGTCCAAGCTGTATTTTGTTCAGTAGCATCAGGGAATGTGATTGTTGCACCAGTACGTGATAATTCTAATGAATTATTTGAGTGAGATATTCTACCAAATATATTACTAGTTAAGAATCCACCTGTACCAAATATAATATCTTTTGTTGTACCTTGATTACCAGTAGCTAATACTAAATTACCACCGCCATCTAATAGTGTTTGTCCAGGACCATATGATTGTGCAAATACGTATCCGTCACCTCCACCTGTAATTGTATAGTTAGCATCTCCGAATCCTGAACTAGTAAAGCCCATATCTGCCCAACCACCGGTGTCATCACCGTGATGTCCTTGAGCCACCCAATCAGCACTACCGTTATCAGATACATTATTAATAACACCTTGAATATATGCAAAGTGGTTACTACTTGCTATTAACACTGCATGTTCAGTACCAGCTAAGGTGTTAGCACCTGGGCCAATGTAAATACTGTTACCACCTAATACAACATTGTCCGGTGCATAAAATGTACCATCATCGGCAAATATAAATTCATGTACACCTGCATTAGCAAAAATAGTTAAATTAGCATTTGCTGGACCTACAATATTACCTGGTGTTTGTAAGTTGCCACTATTATCAAATGTCCAAGCACTTGCTCCTGCTTCAACAAGAACATTACCGTAACCTGATAAGCCTAAGGCTGATTGTCCACCTCTAACTGTAACTGCACCACCGTTAGCTGATTGACTATAACCACCTTGTAGCAATACATTGGCTCCATTTATTCCTGTACCACTAGATTGACCACCTTGAATTTGAATATTACCACCGATACTATTGCCACCTGAGCCACCTGTGATATTGATATAGCCACCGGAACCGTTTGATCCATATCCACCTTCAAGATTGATATAACCACCAGTGTCGGCACCATCTCCGCCGGATAAATTGATATAGCCACCGCTACCGGTCGCCCCGTCACTATCGCCTGCGTAAATCTTAATGTCACCACCGTTGTAATCACTATCACCACCCCAGACATAAACATCACCGCCCTCAGCGTATGTGCCGTTAGCACGTTGACCTTGAATGATTAATCGTTGTGCTGAATCACCGGCTGCAGGAGTAGGCCCTGTAATGACTGCTTGTTTAGTTGAGTCACCAAACTGTAATGTTTGTGCTTGTTGATTACCACCATTATGTAAATCAACTGTTAGTGTTGGGAATATTGTCCCACCACCATTAGTAAAGGTCCAATTATAATCCTGCTCAGTAATAGGGTCACTTACCCCAATGCCTACCAATTTATCTGCGCTACTTATTCCTACCCTAGCAATATTATTACCACCGGCATCATAACTGTTCAATCCTAAAAAGCCATTAGGACAAGTATTGAATTGAGTTGTATTGCCGTATATAGCAATATTAGCGTCATTCGGTAATGTAAGATTACCATCGCCGTCAAATGTCCAAACACCACCTTGAGTGCCAGTATTAGTATTCCAAGATTGTATACTGACGTTGCCGTTCCAACTGGTCATTACATTGGCTTGATTGTCTTTGCCTAATACAAGATTTGCGGCTGCACTAGCGACAAGGTGAAGGTCTGGACCAGATGATATAAAGATATCTAAATATGAACTAACATTAGCAGGATCTGGCTGTAAGTGTAAGTTTCCTGTACCAATGATATTAATATTATCAAATGTAACATTTCCTGTGTTAGCACCACCACTAATTGATACTTGAGTACCGTTAGCATATTTTATATCAAAAGTGTTACTCGGTAATGTTAGGTTACCGTCCGCGCCAAATGACCATGCCTTTACTGGTTGACTATTTCCGATATTACCTGCTAGTAAATTAACATTGCCGTAACTGTTATATAATGATACTGCATTCCCGTCACCTTGTACAGGAATTGATAGCCCGGCTGTTTGACCACTAACTAAATCTGAATTGTTTACAATAATACCACTATTAGAGTAAATGATATTATTACTAAATCCAATATTACCTGTGTTAGCACCACCTCCACTTATCGGAGCAAACGCACCGTTACCATATAACACATTACTATTGCTACCGGTTAAATTAATTGTTGCTATATTCCCTAAACCAGAAACATTTGCGGCTGCTACTGCATTAGCTGTAGTAGCAAAACCAACAGCACCAGCAACATTAGCACCTGCTACTGCATTGGCTATGGTAGCAAATGTAGCTAAACTAACAGCACCGGATACATTAGAACCTGCTACAGAAAATGCTGTATTAGCAACGTTGGCATTTGGAACAAATCCAGAGACATTACTACCTCGAATGTTACTTAAGTTATTACCAGAACCGCTAAAGAAATTAGCTGTTGCTAAGTTACCTAAAGTAGCATTACCTGATGTAATATTACCTGTTACTGCTAAACTTGTTAATGTACCAACACTTGTGATATTTGGTTGAGCATTAGTTAATACCGTATTTGCTATTGTTGCTCTTGTGGCTGCTACATAGTTACCACCGGCACCAGCTAATACAACATTGGCAATATTTCCTAATACAGTTTTTTCTGTAGTAGGAGTGCCTGCCATATTGACTACTGGTATAACTGTAGAACTAACTAAGTTTGCGCCAATATTGGTTAGTTCTGTAATTTTAATTGTTGTTGTCATTTTTATTTCCTAATATTTTTAATTAAATACTGCACCATTATTACCGATACAGAACCATTTGCTCGCTATATATTGTAATGTACATGCATCGCCGGTGTTACTAAATCTTATTGTACCTGATCCTCCCCAGGCTGGGTTAGTCACAGTAATAACCATATTACCACCTGAACTAAGCATCATAAATGTTTTTATTTGTCCTACTGCGCCAGCCGCTAATGTTGCGGTACTTGCAGTGGTCGTAGTAAAATAACTAGTGGTTACCGATACATTAACAGCGGAAGTGGTAGTTAAATTCTGACTACCACTTAGTAATAATTGTCCAGTAATAGCTACATTTGCCGGCAAATCTACCGTCAATGTTCCGGTTGTAGTTAATGGACTTCCAGTAACAGTTAAATTGTTACTAGTTAAACTTACATTGGTTACACCTGCATTATTTATATTTACAGTACCTGCTGTAGCATTTGCTGTAATAGTTACCCCATTCCCGGTAAATGTGTTGTATGGGCTGGCATTTGTAAATAACGTATTAAAGTTATCTTTTGTTTTGTTAAATGCTGTGTATAGGCTATCGCTACCGGTAGATTCGTTTTGTAATCCAATATTAATTACTTGTAGTCCTGAAATTGCCATAATTTAATCCTTATTATGTATTTATCAATAAGGACTAAATGTAATATCATCAGGTTGGACTAAAACTTGACCCGCATCCGCATGTAGTTTCCGCATTAGGATTATTGATTTTGAACTGCGATCCGTTCAAATCTTCAACATAATCTATGCTTGCATTGTGTAAATATTGTGCGGAAATACTGTCTACTAACATACTTAAAGATCCTGCAGGTATCTCAAAATCATCGTCATTTTGTTCTTCATCTATAGTAAAACCATATTGCATTCCACTACATCCTCCACCTTGAACAAATACACGTATCTTAGCTTTTGGATTGTTTTCTTCTGCTAATATATCAGCTATCTTTATAGAAGCATTTTCTGTTATTTCTATCATAAACTCTTACCCCACCTGGTATTAATCACATTCCAATTGATGATTTTCCATTGCTCTTTTAGATACTTTTTCTTGTCACTTCCGTAATCTAATAAAAACGCATGTTCCCACCAATCTATCAATAGTAATATATCATTTCTTACTTCATGATTTTTGATTGTTTTAATACTACCGTCATATGCTAAATAAATCCAACCAGATCCTTGGATCTTCATTGCTTCTTCTTCAAACTTTGATTTCATATCATCAAATGTTTTATAATGTTTATTGATAAATCCGTACATAGGGCCGTTTGGCTTGTTGTTATTTCTAACTTCACGGAATTGTGGGAATAATGTGTTGTGCAAGAAAGCACCTGCATAATTAAAATCTTTGTCACCCTCACCTTTGTTATAGCGTTCGGCATAGCCTTTAGCTAGTTTATCATAATGTAGGTCAAGGGTATCCTGGCTTAATACAGGTTTAACCTCACTAGCGGTGAAGTTTAGTGGTATTATTTCTATGTCTTGAGGCTTACCCTTATCCTCAAGTAATTGAATTATATCTCTCATACATATATTTATCGTATGAAAGACTATTGGGGATTAACGTCGGCGCACGATACGGCCTTTAGTTAAGTCATATGGACTAAATTCTAATTCTACTGTATCCCCAAGTAGAACTTTAATATCATGCTGGCGCATCTTGCCAGAGATATAACCCATTACATTTGTGCCATTTACGGTGACACGGAACATGGCGTTAGGCAACACATCAGTTACCGTACCGTCCATTCGTAAACCTTCTTCTTTCAATTTTGTTTCCTTTTTTTACCTTCTTTAGAATTGTGAAAGACCCAGTCTTTCTGTTCATCTGAACCCAGTTGTGAATAAAAAATTTCTTTTTCTATTTTTTTAATTTCACCTATTTTATTAATACATACAATTTTACCTTTTAGTTTTTCTTTAGTTTCAGCAGTAAACACTTGAAGTTTTCTTTTATCTTTTATTTTTTGTTTAGTTTCATCTTTCATTGGTCCTTTATTTTGTTGGGCCAATTTCATTTTTTCAATGGTTTCGGGTGTTTTTTTCTTACCTAAAAGTTTTTCACTTATTTCAGGTCTTTTTCTACCTCTTAGTTTTTCAGCAGTTTTTTTGACTGATTCTGGGTTTCTTTTTTTCCCGATGTTGGCTTCTGATAGTAGTTTCTTTGTGGCATCGCTTCTTGGCAATTTATTTCCGGGATTAACACCCTTTTTTCCTGTATTCCAAGGTAGTTGACCTTGTTTAGATGAAGATATTTTTTGTTTTGTTTCTTCTGTGTGAGGTTCATAATTATTTCTACCAGTATCACCACCGTCTAAACCATTTTCTAATACTTGATTAGCCCAAATCTTTTTACCACTTTCATTTATAGCATTTACAATATTGTTTTCTTTTGAAAAGTTTACAGCAACTTCTACGCATTTTTCTTTATTTTCAAAAAAACCTATTATTTCAGTAGATATATCCTTGCCATGAATTTTTAAGTGGTTTAACCAATATTCACCTGACCCAGTATAAGAATAAGGATTAGATTTGACAGTTTTTCCAAAATATTTTAAACCGGTAATGTTATGCGTTTTAATATAAAGATAGGTAGGCATAAATTTCTTCATTAATATATTTATGCCTACCATCTTATTTCCAGTATATTATCTACGCATAGAAGCCGCATCAATTGCTTCCTGCTGATTGAATACAGGTTGAAGGCAACTTTTATGAACAATAGTCACGCCCAAAACTTCAGTTCCTGTATATTGTGGAATATCTTTTGTGCGTACAGCACCTTTGTGCCCGGTATCTAAACTGTTAATACGTACAGTTTCACGTCCAACAGGTGCGGATAACTTATATGATAATGGTTCAGCCATTAATGCACGTTTGCGCTTTTTGTCATCGGCATCAACTTCCCATTTTTTCTGTAATTCTCTCCAGTCGGCTTCAAGCTGACGAGCCTTTTGTGCCTCTGCGCTATTGCGAAACTTAACTTTACCTTTGCGTTTACCACCGGTACTAAGCCAGGGTCCTTCTAAGTGCATGGTCATGATGTATGGGTCATAGTTATTAAACAGTTTCTATTATAGCAAAATATGTATTATTTGTCAAGTTTTTTACTTCTTTAAAATTGACCAAACCTTCTCTTTTTCTATGATTTCAGCTTCAAGTTCTTTATAGCGTTTGCCCAATTCTTTCAACTCAGCCCATTTATCTTCTAACTCAGGATTTGGGTAAAGGATAGCCAATCGTTCTTCAATCTTGTTAAACATATCAGTTAGGCTTTTTCCCTTGATAGTAACCTCACCTTCAAAATCAGCATCACCTTTGACTTGAAGTGAAGCTCCGGAAAGTGAGGGTTCTGCCAATGATATACCTGATGTACCGTTCAAACCCCAATATAATCCACTACCTGATGTATTATTTGTAGTGTATACTTGCCCAGCGGCACCGCCTATTACATTTCCTGTAACACTAAATACCTGAGCAGAATTTCCTGTTCCAACTGACGATATGGAAAATGTATCACCGATAGCAGTAGTGAATGTGTCTCCTATCATATCGGTATTGTAATTTGGATAACTCATTTGTTTGATTTTTTTAAAACATATCGGCCCTGATCATTTACTGCAAATTCTATCTCATCACCCTCACGCCATCCTAATTCATCTAATAATTTTTGTGGTATGGGCAACATTAAATCACCAGTAACTTCATCTTCTTGGGTAATTACTTCGTAACGAACTAGATTTTTGTTGGACATCTCATACTTATCTATTTAAATAAGGGCCATAAATATTTTCTAATTCTTTAATAGTATGATTAGTATTGTTATCTTCATGTTTAACAGCAATTCCACCTGCATCACTCCAAGCATTTAAATACTTACCAAAATCATCTACTAAAACATTCTGTTCATTGCCATTCTTTGCATATTTGTATTTTGCACTTGTAAAAATAGCATCACTACTTGTACCTGGATTGTATTTTTCTAACCAGTCTTTTTTAGCCCTGATACTATCTTTAGCATATGGGCCACGTAATGGTGCACTTAATACAGTGAATGGAATCTTATGTTGAACTAGCCACTGTATGATTCTCATACCACCTAATAATGGTTTCAGGTCATGGAAAAAATCGTACACTTTTTCTGGACTGCTATTTGCTAATTCTTCAATAGCTTGTTCAGGATGAGAAATTTCTTTGTAATTATTAAGACCATGCATCTTTGCCCAAGCTCCAAAAAAATCAGCTTGTACTCCGTCCATATCTAAGTATAGATGAGGCATTTTTTTGTTTGTGTCTTCCATTAATTCCCTAAGTTTCATTAACCTTCTCCGCTACTAGCAGACTTATCATCTTCTGATTTCTTAACATTGTTAATCTGCTTTTCTGCCTCTACACGTTCAAACTCAATTGTTTTACCACGTAAATGTAATACAGTATTAACCTTTTGATTCAATCGTATCAAGTCATTATCTAACATCCTGATACGGTCAATCAATGCTATCAAAACTGTATTAGCATCACTAATGACTGGCTTAACTTCTTTTGTGGCCCATTCCCAAACGTATTTGATAATGAATCCCATCCCAACTGCCATAACAATTGGGAAGCCATATTTATTAATTAGTTCTACTATATCCATATTATATCACTAATGGCACAATAAGCCAAATGCCTTGGGCTAATAGAAGTGCACCGAATGCACTAACACCAATACTACCCCAGAACATGCGCTTATCCACAGCTAAGATACTAGCGGAAAGTAACACAATAGCTAACTGAAATGCCATTGCGGCAAATGTCAACCATGGTGTATGCTTCTTAGCTTCATCACGTTCTGCTTCAATCTTTAGTGCTTTAGCCATTAACTCTTTCTTACCCTCACCTTTATCAGGTTCACTTTCATATCTTTCAATCTTAGCTTGTAGTTGTTCTTTACGCTTTGGATCGGTTGTAGCTTCTAGTTGTCCTTCAGCAATACTTTGTTTGATAGATTTTGCTTGGTAAAAGTTCCAAGTATCATTTGCTTTAATAGTGTTACTTAATATTTTGCTACTAAATCCACTAGACATGTATGTTGTAATTGCCAATAGTAATGCAATGACGGTGATGACCCATCCTGCTCTATCTTTAATTTGTGCTTCACGTTCACTGCGTGATAATGGTTTTACTTCTGTCATTTTCATTTCCTTTTAAAATAAATTTTTCTAATCTATCAAGTTTAACTAATTTTTTAACTCCAGTTTCACTATCTTCAACTAATTTGAAATAGTCACCTTCTTCCCAACCTAATTTATGTATTGGTAATTCTTTGTCAAATACTAAACTATCTGGGGTTAAATCCCATGAATAATCATAATGATACATTTAGTCTCTCCTAGCATCATTTTTACCGTCAGCACGTGCAATACGATCCGCATCTGGTCTTAATCCTAATGCATTACTAACAATTGTATCAATACGTATAACATCATGGTTCATGGTTTTTACACGATTATCAAGTGCCGTAATGATACCGGCCATGCCTTTTATAGACCCTAAAACACCCTGCAATAGTAGTTTAATAGTCAAATAAACAAAGTATCCACCGGCTAAAGCGACAGCGATTGGGAACCCCAAATCACCTATAATCTTAAAAATGTCTCCCATATATGCTCTTTCTATGTATTACACTATATTATTTGATATAAAATGACTAAATATATGTATAATTATATTTATCGGAGCACATAATGAAAAGAGGTATAGCAATAAGTACCCTGACGATGCTCACTATATCAGCCTTTGCGGCTGAATTACAGCATCAGTTTAATAGCCCTAGCTTCAGTGGTTCAGGATATAGTAGCCATGTCCTAACACTAAAACAGTTAGAAGATTTACAAAAAGACAAAAATAAAGCACTTGCAGACACATTAAAAGCAAAAGCTGAAAGTGAAGCACTAAACACCCCTCAAGCTAAGTTTTTAGCTAACTTAGAATCAAGAATTTATAGTCAATTGGCAAAGCAATTGACTGATAGTATGTTTGGTGAAGGATCAACATGCACTACAAAGGGCGTTATTTGTGGATCTATACCTGATTTAGGTGGCAATAGTATCACTTGGAAATTAGGTGATGGTAGTGATAATGGATTAATTATTATCACAATTACAAACAATGGCAATCCTTCACAAGTAACTATAATGAAAGTACCAGCTGGAACATTTTATTTCTAATGAATAAACTACTAATATTATCATTTGTTGTTATGTTATCAGGTTGTGCTTTAAGTAGCAAAACTAACAGTCTAGTTACAGGTGAACAATTTGATGAACCTATAGTTGAACAGAATGTTTATATGAAAAAGGACGATAATAAATTACGTCCTCCGGCTGATGGTCCAATTGCAATTGCAGTATATGGATTTGCTGATAAGACCGGGCAACGTAAAAGCATTCAAAATATTGCTAGTTTAAGTTCAGCAGTAACTCAAGGTGCTGAAAGTTATCTAATCAAAGCATTACAGGACGTAGGTGATGCTAAATGGTTTATTGTATTAGAACGTGTTGGATTAGAAAATATAATTAAAGAACGACAGATGATACGTCAAGCACGTGAGCTATATCAAGGTCGTGATGCCAAACCTTTACCACCAATGGTATTCGCCGGAGTATTAGTTGAAGGTGGTATTATTGGATATGATAGTAATACATTGACGGGCGGATCCGGAGTAAGATTATTAGGTATAGGAACAAGTACACAATATCAAAGTGATACAGTAACCGTCAATTTACGAACAGTAAGTGTTAGTACCGGTGAAGTATTAACCAGTGTAACCGTTACAAAAACCGTATTAAGTTATATGGACAAAGTAGGTGTATTGCGTTTTAAGGCAGAAGGCACAAGTAGCGTTGAAGCTGAAACTGGTGCTAGTATTAATGAGAGTATTAATAAAGCCACAAGTATAGCTATACAAGCGGCAGTTATAGATACAATACGTGAAGGCGCTAGAAAAGGACATTGGAATTTTAAACAAGAGGAGAAAAAAAATGAGTTGGTTCAAGAGAAAACCCCACCTAAAGACACCCCCAAAATTACAACCGCACCATCTAAGCCCAATATCGGAAAAACTATTGAAGGAAACGAAAAAAGAAGTTTCTGGAGTAAAATCAAAGATGAAATTACAAGATTCACAATTGAGCATAGTGACGGAAAAGAAGAAGAATTAACAGATTAACATATGTTTGTTAGATTATTCCTACAGTCTAACAAATATCTAAAAAAGAAGTAGGAAATAATAAGGGATAAATCCCAAGGAGCGTAATCAGGATAACTGATTACTGTAAAAAATGAAGCATTATAAAAATTATAAGACGGTGCTTTCAATATTAGCATTATCATTGCTAAGTGTAACTAGTATGGCACAGGTATTAAATACCGCAACAGGGCCAAATAAAGTTTATATTGAACAAATTGGTAACACTAATACTATTACACTTGAACAAACAGGTGGTACTAATAATATTGGAGGTGTAGCCAACGTTACCCCCAGCAATACAAACTATGCCACAATAACCGGCAATAGTAACGTTGTTGCTATGGTTCAAAAAGGTGATAACAACTTAGGTCAATATAATATTAGAGGTAACAATAACGAATATACAAGTACTGTTACTGGAAATAATAACAAAACTAAGTTAACTGTCGGTGATGCCCAAAACACAAATAACCTACGTAACATTATTACTGAAACCATTACTGGTAATGACAATACTGTTATTCAAAATATTATTGGCAACGATATATTAAGTACATTAACTATTACAGGTGACACCAATGAAGTTACTAAGGATCTAAAAAGCACTAACGGTAGAAGTGACATTAGTATCACCGGTGATAATAACAAACTTGACATTGAACAAAATGATGCTAGTGGTGCGAACGGTCATAATTTGAAAAAAGTTATTCAAGGTAACACTAATAGCATTGTAACTCAACAGCAAGGTACTAATGATACTACTATTGATATTAAAGCCAATGGTGACAATAATACCATTACAGTTCGTACAACAAGCGCGGCTACCATTGCAAACCCAAGAACAGCAGTAGCAAGATAAAATGCGTAAGTTTGTGTTGTTCTTATGCTTGTTTACAAGTATTAGTACTTGGGCAAGTATAGGAAATGTATCAGAATTAACCGGGGCAGCCGGCGAAATATCCCGCGGTAAACAAAAAGTTGTGGGTAATAAAGGCGCCGGCATTGAAAGCAACGATATATACACTACTAGAAACGGCACAGTACAATTAGCCTTTAAGGATGATACAAAAGTAAAAATTACAGAAAACAGTCGTCTACTAATAGATGATTTTGTTTTTGACCCTAACAAAAGTGATGCAGGTAGATTAGCACTTAAAGTTGGTATGGGAACAGTACGTTATGCTAGTGGACAAATAGCAAAAACAAACACACAACAAGTAGCAATTAAAACACCAACTGCAACTATTGCAGTTCGTGGTACAGATTTTACAATGACAGTTGATGAAGCAGGACAGTCATTAATAGTTTTAGTTCCAAGTTGTAAAGACAATGAAAAAGTAAAAGATTACGAATTAGAAGAAAACAAATGTAGAGTAGGACGCATTGAAGTAGAGACCTTAGTTGGTAAAGTTATATTGGACCAAGCATTTCATGGTACATTTGTAGCAAGTAATAACATTTCACCTACCACACCGGTCGTTATGAATACAATTGAAGCAAAACTAACAAACAACTTGATTATTGTAAAGCCAATGGAGATTGTTAAAGCAGTTAATAATCAAAATGGTAAAAGTAAAAAAGAACAACAAGAACTAGAAGAAGAACAAAACAATAGATTAACCAACATAGTTAAAAAACAAAGTGTTGAAGAACAAGCAAAGATTATTGCCGCTAATAGTTTTAAACCCGATCCAAACTGTAATGCAACAACTACTGTTTGTATCTTATGGGAAAAAAGTGACGGTGAATTATTAGCTAGAGGTAGAGCTATAGCGTATCGTAATAGTGAAAACGAACATTATGCTGAAGTTAAAACACAGGGTTATATGTCAAACACACTAGTTACCATTGTACACAATGACACCATAGCATCAGAACTTTTAGGTGATGGTCAGCCCGGTGGAAATATAGTGTATATCAAACAAACTGCGGGATTAAAAAGAAGATGACTAGTAAAGAGTTACAAATAATGTACCAACAATGGTGCCAGGGAAATGAGGATCACGGATTTCGTTGGTTAGACTTTGTTGAAATGGCAGCAAGACAATTCAAACATCCAGAAAGTGAAGTACTTAGAGAGTTACAGAAACATTATTGGTTCGTTAAAAATAACAAATGAAAAAGATACTACTATCATTATTATTTTCTAGTTCAGCATTTTCTCAAGTGTATATTGAGCAAATAGGTAACTTCAATGTTGTTAATGTAGAACAGATTGGTAACGGAATCAACTATATTAACTACTATAGTGCTGGCTCTAATAATAATGTAACCATGGAACAGCGTAGCACCGGTGGCAATAAATCAATACAAGCTACTGTAAACAATAGTAACAACACAGTTCTGTTACAACAAAAAGACAACGGAAATCATTCTATCATATTAAACTTAGTTGGTGGACATAAAGATGTAGACATATTACAGCAGGGAAGTGCTGGACATCAAGCAAATGTAACATTGACCGGATTACCATCTGGTATAAGTTTAAGTCAAAGTGGATCTACCCAGCAATTATACTCATTAACCTTTAACTGTGCTATACAGGGTGGATGTGCCAAATTGTCAGTACAACAGGGCCAATAGATAAATATATGAATATTAATGGTGGTTTCACCAATAAGGAAAGAATAAAATGCAAATAGGAAGCGGAATAACATTTACTAGTGGCCTTACTTTAACTGCACCCCCAACAGCACCATCGGCACCTACAATAGGTACAGCAACAGCTACCGGTGCAACAACAGCAACAGTGACCTTCACTGCTCCTGTTAATAATGGCGGTGCAACAATTACAAGCTATACAGCAACAAGTAGTCCTGGTAGTATTACTGGTACACTAAGTCAAGCCGGATCCGGAACAATCACTGTTTCTGGATTAACTGCGAGTACAAGTTATACATTTACAGTAACTGCTACTAATAGTGTGGGTACAAGTAGTGCAAGTAGCGCAAGTAATAGCATTACAACAGAAAGTGCGGCAGTAGGACAACAAGAATTTACTACAACAGGAACATTTTCATTTACAGTCCCTGCAGGGGTGTCGTCTATATGCGCTGTACTAGTTGGTGGAAGAGGTACTAGTCAAAACGGCGGAGCCAAGGGAGGCAGAGGTGGAGCAGGACTACGATATATCAATAACTTAGCAGTTATACCCGGTGATGTATATACAGTGGTAGTGGCAGGCGCGGGTGGCAATTCGTCTTTAAGTAAAGGGGGCAATACTTACGTGCAAGCAAACTCCGGCGGCAGTAGTGGGGCAGGTGGTACCGGAACTGCTTTTGGAGCTGGTCCTTTTGGTGGTACAATAGGTGGTGGTAATGGCGGAGCTGGAGGGCCAGCGCCAGGAACTGGTTTTGCTGCCACTGGAGGAGCCGGAGGGTATTCAGGTGACGGAGGGTATGGTGGTGGCGGTGGACAAGATGGCGGAGCCGGATCCGGAGGAGCCGGAGGTGGTGGCGGTGGTTCAAGTCTTAACACTGTTGGACCGGGCAATGGAGGATTAGTGGGCATTTATGGACAAGGTGCTAGTGGTGCCGGTGGTACTGGTGGTGGTGCGCCTACATCAGGTGGTGCTGGATCTGGTGGTGGCTTTGGTGGATTCCCGGGTGGTGACGGAGCAGTTCGTATTATTTGGGGATCAGGTCGTGCCTTCCCATCAACTAACACCGGTAATTTATAAACTATTTGTATGATTAAAAAAATAATTCTCAGTCCTTGGACAGCACTACTAACACTAGTGCTGATTCTTTCTGTGCGTATCGCAGATCCTCAATTCGTAGAATCAGTTCGTTTACGTTATTTTGATACTCTTATCACTAATAAAACCCCAACAGAAAACAACATCTATACAGTAAATATAGATGAAGCAACACTAGACAAGTATGGTCAATGGCCACTACCTCGTAATGAATACGCAAAAATAATAGAAGATTTATATAAGCGCAACGCTGGTCTTGTTGTGTTCAATGTACTAATGCCTGATACTGATAGAAACGGTCAAGACAGTAAGTTAGCAAATACAATGAAACAGTATCCTGTTATTCTTCCCAATGTACCTAGCGATAAAACAAAAAACACTCCACGTAATCCAGGTGCGGCTGTACTAGCCCCTGAGTGGCTAGATCAAATAGTTCAATATCCCGGTATCATTGCTAACGTGCCTTTATTAGAAAACAGTGCGTATGGTGTAGGTACTGTTAATACATTACCAGAGATTGATGGTGTCAATAGACGTATACCATTGATTGTCAGTGTTGATGGTAAACTCTATCCAAGTTTAAGTATGGAAGTATTAAGAGTAGCCGCAGATGATACAACATTCCAAGTTAAACTAAGCGAGAATGGTGTAGAGAAAATGCGTATACCAAAGTTCGGTCCTATTACTACTGACAACTTAGGACGTATTTGGATTGATTACAGTCAACAAAGTAAATCAGTAAGTTTGATGGATCTACCAAAAGACTTCGGTGGTGCTATTGTTATTGTAGGTTTAACAGCAAGTGGATTAAACAACCCAGTACCAACAAGTAAAGGTAGTGTATGGCCGCATGATGTTCAAGCAAGTGTAATAGGTACAATGTTTAACAAAGTTGTTATTGTAAGACCTGATTATGCAGATGGTGTAGAACTTATCGCTATACTAGTGTTAGGTTTATTAGTTATATTTTTATCAAGGTGGACATATGCTTTTATCCCAGTTATTCTTGTTCTTACTTCTGGTCATTTTATTGCGTCATATCTATTCACATCCAATCTATGGCTCTATGATATTACCGCCCCTATTATTGGCGTTGGTTTGGTTTATCTTCACGCTTATACTGTTAAGTTTGTAAGTGAATTCTTACAAAAGCAACAGATTAAAAAACAGTTTGGTAGTTACGTTAATCCAACAATCGTTGAACGACTACAGAAAGATCCTAGTCTAATTAAACTTGGTGGTGAGAAACGTGAATTATCTATCGTTATGACTGACTTGCGTGGCTTCACTAGCTTGGGCGAATCATTTGGCGATGATGTTGAAGGACTAACACAGATTATGAATGACTACATGACTGCACTAAGTGTTCCTGTATTGAAGAACGATGGTACATTAATTAAGTTTATTGGTGATGCAAGTTTGCATGTCCATGGCGCCCCATTAGATGATGTTAAACATGCGGTAACTGCTGTTAATACCGCTATGCAAATGATTGATGCTATTGAAGAATTCAATAAAGAGTTGACAGCTAATGGTCGTCCACCAGTTGGTATGGGCGCAGGTGTTAATACTGGTGAAACGTTGATTGGTAACATTGGTGCTAAGACTAAGTTTGGTTATGATGTATTAGGCGACAGTGTTTCTACTGCGGCTAGATTAGAAGGACAAACTAAAGGATATGGTGTATTATGTATCATTGGCCCTAATACTAATGAACAGGTTAAAGATGAAATATTTACACTAGAACTAGATTGTATTGCTGTAAAGGGTAAAACAATAGGATTAAATATCTTTACCCCATTAAAGACTGATCCAAATAGTATGGCGGAATATCTATCAGCACGTGAGATACATGATTTGATGATAGATTACTACCGTGAGCAGAAATGGGACCAAGCATTACATATGATAGACCAACTTAAGGGTGAATTTGATTCGCATATGGACCACTATTATGATATAATGATAGAACGAATAGGAGAACTACGTGAAAGCAATTTACCTAACGATTGGGATGGTGTGTATAGGGCTACTAGTAAGTAACTCCTACTCACAGGAAATGAAGGACAAGGTTGAAATAGAGTTACCTTGTTATGATTCAACTGCGTTATTCAAAACATTAAGAGAAAATCACAAAGAGATGCCCATAATGATGGGTAAAGCTAGTGATGATGTTAAGTCTATAGTCAGTATTTGGATAAATCCAATTGATAACAATTGGACTATAATAGCAACTAAAAATGATCTATCATGTGTTGTAGGATTGGGGAACGACATGAAACTCGTACCCTATAAGAAAGGACCTAATATATGATTAAAAAACTAATAGCAATATTATCATTGTCTATCTGTTCAGCATATGCAGATACACCATTAACTGCACAAGCCTGGTTAGTAGCTGATAATAATGGGAAGATTCTTGAAGGGTCTAATACTACTGAGATTCGTAGCATAGCAAGTATTACTAAATTAATGACAGCAATGGTTGTATTAGATAGTGGTCAATCATTAACTGAAATACTTCCTAAAAAGCTATACAATAAACAATTAAGTAGAGAAACATTAATTGATTTGGCGATTGTAAAAAGTGATAATAATGCCGCAAAATTGTTATGTGATTATTATCCCGGTGGATATAAAAATTGCATAGAAGCGATGAATGCCAAAGCAATATCATTGCAGATGGGTAACAGTAATTTTACTGATCCTACTGGTAGATATCATACTAATGTAAGTACTGCACAAGATTTAATCAAATTAGTATTGGCAGCCAGCACCTACCCATTAATTGTTCACGCAAGTAATATGGATGCTGTACGTTGGAGTATTAATAAGAAGAAAAATATAGAATTTAGAAACACAAACAGTTTAGTTGGTAATGGTTATAAATTCTTAGTAAGTAAAACAGGTTTTATCAATAAAGCAGGTGGATGTATTGTAATGATGATTGATACTGCAAATGGAATCAGGACCGTAGTCCTGTTGGGTTCAAAGAATACTAAAACACGTATCCCAGAAGCAAAGATGTTATCTATGCTTTATTAATCTTTAGGCCCATATTTAGAGACATCTTTCTTGGGAGTATAGTCAACTCCCGGTACTGGACTATAATCTTTAGTTAGACTAGGGATCATTTCATCACCATATTTTAATGTAATATAGCTGAATGTTCCGCTATTTGTAGATTCTTCCATCCCAATCATTAAATGTCCGTGCCATGATATTTTCATATCAATAACTTTTTTAATGTTAATGTCAGCTAAGATATCAGTGAAATTGTTGTTTTCACGGTAAAAGGTATAGTATTTCATTTTTTCCAAAGTATAAAGTTTATGTAGTCGGATTCAGTTTCAAAATAGAAATTGTATAATCCACCTTCATGACCGCCTGCAAATTCCAGGCAATTATATCCCCAGTCATTAGCACAATTTCTTGTACACCATTCAATGACTGGTTTCAATTCTCCGTAGCCAATAGTTATTTCAGTTTTGTATTGGGTATCGGGTGACACTTACTCCGCCTTGTTCTAAAAATTCTAATCCTCTTGTATCTCTATATGCATCCCGATAATAAACCTGTTTTATACCAGATTGATATATAGCCTTTGCACAATGGATACATGGTGCATGTGTAACAAATAATGTAGCATCTTCACTAGATTCCGTACTTGCGGATACCTTTGAAATTACGTTCATTTCTGCATGTAACACCTCGTCCTTAGTAACTAAACGATATCTACGATTACTTTCAACTGTACTATCATATTCTTCTAATGGATATAACTGTACATCCCAAACATCACCGGGCATATATTCTTTATATTCACATTCATTAGTCCATCCAGTCGGCATACCATTGTATCCTGTACCTAGAATCTTATTACCTTTAACGATAACAGCACCAACATTTAACCTGATTGCACTACTTAGCTTGCTTGTAAGGTCGGCAATATCCATGTAATAATCTAAAAATTTTTGCTTCATTTGTTGTTTTCTTCAAATCTTTCTTTTACACTTTTTGCTGTTAGATTTAAATAAGTTGGTGATTCACTGTTCCCACTAACTCCTGAAAAAAATGTATTAAATGCTATTGTATATCTTACCCCAGTTTCAGTTAACGGTAGCACCTTATGATTAATATGGCTAGGAAATAATATTAATTTGCCTTTAACTGGTTTATTTTTACCAATTATCCGCGGAGATACCTGATTGTATGAAGAACTGTTATTAGTCGTTACTAAGATAGTAGGATTATTTATTCTGTCATACCACGGATCAGGTATTGTGAAAACCGTGTCACCGCTTTCGTGTGTAGTTAGATAAAAAATTCCACTAATAATAGAGTTGCTATGATTATGATAATGATGATATTGAAACTTAGAATTTTTATTAACCCAACAAGAAATTATAGGTAATTCTATTATTGGATGAATTTGTAACTTATCTTTTAGTTCGGACAGACATTTATCAAAGAATTCAAATAACTTAGGATGATAATAAAAATTATTAGATGATGTGTTATTTCCTAAATTAGATTTTTTAAAATCTAGATTTTTAACATCTGATAATACGGCATCTGTTAATTGTTCATCAGCCACAAATTCATATAACGGTACAGATATAATGTTTAATGTATTCATTTAACGTAGAATTTCTTAATATGTGCTTTTGCACTATGATCGGGTAATATACTTAGTACATAATTTGGCTCGTTATACTTTTTGCAAAAAGCTTCACCTAAATTAAGTTCACCTTTAATTTGTTCAAATAGAAAACCTTTTAAAAATTCTTCAAACTCTTGTTTACTAATCTTAAAATCTTTTTTACCTTTACCTAGAGTTTGTAAGTCTAGTTGTTTTGCCATTGTATCAAACATCAATTAATCCCACAAATTTCTAAAATATTTACCAAATAAATCTAAACCTTCTTGGACACGTTCTTCATGTAGTTGATGACCTTCAGCATCATACCAATGTGCATTTGGATCTTTATCAACCATTTGAAAAGTTTCTTCTACTTTACCTGTAATGGGGTTAGTATATGATTTATCACTTTTAACCCAATCATAATCACTTTTACCATGATGATACTTGTCACCATAATCTTCAAATGCAATTTGTTGAAAACTCCAAATCATTTTATCCAATGTCTCATCCCAACGTTTAGCACCCTCGTTCCATGCCTCATCATGTGATTCAATATAGAAATCAAAGCTTTGTTGTGTACTATATTCTTCTCCACCAACATCTACAAATTCCTGAGGGATACCCTGTTTGGTTTGTTTTAGTTGGATCAATGCTGGATATATAATAGTAGCTAAAGTGTGGTCTAAACTCCAGGTATCAAATCTATCAATTTGTACATTGATTTTTCTGCGAGATCCCTTTTTAGGATACTTGCCAATATTTATTTTCATACTTTTTCAGTTACCTTGCCTTCAATAAATGCAACAAAGTAATCTCCGTGCTTTACTGTAGCATATTCAATTTTCTTGTATTCTCTACTTAGCTGTGCTAGTTGTTCTAATGAATTACCTTGACAAATAAAATCGTTTGTATCACGGTCAAATAATAAAATTGTGTTATCTACTAGTTCTGTTTCTAATTTAAAAACAGTGGGTCTAGTTTCTTCTTGTATGATAAGATATGAGCGAATGTTTTTACGTAATTTATACATTGCATAAAACTCGCCCATAACCCAACCTAAGGCTAAAATAAGGATGATATCAAGTAATGTCATAATATTATTTATTAATAGTTAAGTTAGACCACTTCTTTAATTTCTTAAATTTATTCTTTTTAGCTGTTTCTAAACCTTCAACAGTAATACCCACATTGTTATCTGTAATCAATTCTACCATAGCTAATAGATCACCCAATTCTTCTTCAAGCATTTGGATATTAGTCATTGGCTTATTTGGTTTCATTTGATCTGGACCAAATCTAAAACACTTACTTACAGCTTGTGTAACTTCGGCACATTCTTCTTGTAAGATTAAAAGAATTTCTCTTGTATCTTCGTTCATTTGTTATTCCATCTGTAGTTATTTAATTCTGCCACCACTTCGTCTAATGATTCCTGTACTTCCCAAGTTCCATGAGGAGGACAAAAAACATATGTAATATTTTCAATTATTCCATCTTCTTTTTTAGCAAGATTAGGTGTATTGTATACCGTCGCAATTAAGTCAATATTGATTGCAATTTTATTGCCTTTGTGTGCGTCACTGGCATTTGTAAGAGAGATAAACATTGTTAAAATCCAATCATATTAGTTATATATATAAAAACAATTGCAAAATTAAATGCAAAAACTAACCCATCCATATAATACATCCATTTAGGGTTTTGTGTATAATCTTTGGTAACTAATAAATAACCAAAGAATAATGTAACAAGAACATTAATTAGTATCATTGTTGTTTCCTATTCATTTTAGACACAACATATTTTTCGTGATAGGGTTTCCAATCAGTCAAGTAATGTTCATGTTTAATCCAACGATGTATGCCTTTCTTTGCTTCCACTAGAAAGCCCCAGTCACGTTGTTGACGGCCCATAAAAAATAGTGTTGTTGCAGGGGTATCACCATCAAGTTCAAGCCAATGATATTCACCTGCACCACGTTTGATGATAGATCCAGGACCACGCCATGTTTGAAATTCTGTAATCATTTTACCTTTATCATCAAATACTGGTGTATGCTCCCAATAACCACCTTTCAATACAATTGTCATATAGGGCCAAGGATGGTCATGAAAGATAGGATCATCACTACGAACAATCTTATGTAATGTAACATTCAATGGGAACCAACTACGGTCTTTTAGAAATAAGTAGTAGCGGTGCATATAGTCCTCACCTGTCCTACGATCAGGTATCAAACGATAACGATCTAACTTATTCATAATTTTGTGAAATAAACTCATTACTATCTCCTATCTGATAGACTATTATATCATACAATTGAATTAAACACAAGTTAATAGGTAGAAAAAGGGTGACGAATCACCCTTTATTCACATCTCAAATTTGAGATTAAACAAGGCCCAAAGACATTGCACGATAGCCAGCGGCTACGATTTCACGACTAGGAGTACCCAAACGATACTTAGTGTAAGTACCACCAAGTTTGTTTGTACGCTTGTTAGCGTAGATTGCCAATCCACCACGCAAGCGCAAATCGCTTACGGTAGCAGTTGGGTTAGCAAACCCAAAACGTTGGGTAATTTGTTTTGCAGTCAATTCTGCACCTTGCTCAAATGCCTGGATAAGGCGTGCTTGTTTAGTTAATGTCATTTTATTTTCCTTTAAAAAATCGCTGTTCTCACAACGTGTTACTATTGTATAACAACTAGTAGCTGTATACAATATCTTTTGGTCACCTAGTTTAATTTAGATATCCAAAAACTTCGTATATATTGTGCATGTGTCCGTGTTAAATATTAACATGTTTAAACCTACCTACTTATATATTAAAACACATAATATCACTGGACTAAAATACTTTGGTAAGACAACAAAGGACCCGCAGAAATATGATGGTTCAGGAATTAAGTGGCTTAATCACTTAAACGTACACGGAAAAGATGTAAAAACAGATATCCTAGGATATTATACGGATAAGGAAGAATGTTTAAGAATTGCATTAGAGTTCAGCCACAAAAATAATATAGTAGAATCATCAAATTGGGCAAATTTGCGAGTTGAATCATTGGATGGCGGAGACACAAGTAATACTGAAAATTTTAAAAATTGGATACCTAGACTAATACAAGAAAACAAAAAAAGACGATGGTGGAATAATGGAGTTTCTCAGGTCTTTGTTGACGTACCACCCGATGATAACTTTTTAAAAGGTAGATTACCTTTTAATAACTTAGGTGCAAAAAAAGGTTCTGCTATGCAAAAAGGAAAAATTTGGGTAAATAATGGTATTACTGAGTATATGACAGATACCGAAGTATCTACAGGATTTTTAAAAGGTAGGTTAAAAGAAAAGGCGTTTAATAGACAGCAAGGCCTACACACTGTAGGAACCAAATGGTGGAATAATGGAATGAAATCAACTATGGCAAAAGAGTGTCCTGGTCCTGAGTGGACTCTGGGTAGACTTTAATCTCTTGTCCAATTCACACCATCAAACTTGTTTGGCAAGTTATCTAAATCAATGTATCGTAGTTTAAATGTGGCAGCATTTGGATCAGCTCCCAAATAACCTCGCGGATTACATACTACATATGTATCACCTATGTAATAACTATGTGGGTCATGCATATGGCCTAATGTCCATAATTTTATTTGTGGATGATCTAAAATGAATTCACTTAATTCACTATGATAACCACCGTTCATTACATAATGAACATTATGTTTATATCTGTCATGTGTACTCATTGCACTAGGTGCATGATGTCCTACAAATACAACTTTTTTATCCTTCATATCAGCTAACACTTGTTTCAAATAACTTAATGTTTGTTGATGACGGTGTACAGTATGTGCTGGACGTAACTTGGTATATCCATGCTCATCATTACGAATTACCCGATAATCATTCATCATATCAGCTAATGCATGTAATGTTAGTGGATCGCCTTTATTACAATCGGTCCACAATGTAGCACCGATAAAGGACACTTCATTGATTACCTTGATATCGTTTTCTAGGAAGTAAACATTACTGAATTTGGCACATTCTTCACGCAAGTAGTCAAGACTAGCCTTCCACTTACCATGATAGAATTCATGGTTGCCTGCAACATAAACAACATGTGGAAACTGAAAACTTACACGTTTTAAGAAGTCACGGAAACGTAGTGCCACTTGTTGCCTACGACCCAAGTCAGCAAGATTCACACTGGAATACATTCCATAATTCATTTCTGGATGATTATGTAAATCTTCGGCAATCATAATGTCGCCGGACAGGATAAGAACCTCAGCACCTTCGGTGTTCTTAAGGTTGATATCTTCAAACTCTAAATGTAAATCCGAGCAAATTGCAATCTTAGGCATAAATACTTTCAGTAAAATAACATTTTAACACAGGAATAAATTTATGTCAATCTATTGTGTATATCTAACTATATATATGGGTAAAAAGTTACCCATGTTTTATATTGGATCTTCTACCTTAACCAAAATTAAGAATGGATATAGGGGGTCTGTATCTAGTAAAAATTATGGTAAAATTTGGAAAGAAGAATTGAAAAATAACCCTGAATTATTTAAAACAAAAATAATATCATTACATGATTCTAGGGAACAAGCATTTGATAAAGAAGAAAAACTACAAAAAATATTAAATGTAGTTAAAAACTCATTATACATAAACAAATCATTTGCCAATTCTAAATTTAGTTTGAAACAGCATTCGGCTTGGACAAGGGATAAGTTTAAAACTAGGGTGCCATGGAACAAAGGAAAAACTGATATTTACTCTGATACCACATTAGAGAAAATGAGTTTTTCTAAAAAAGGTAAATCAAGGCCATGCAGTGATGAAACTAAAATAAAATTAAGTGGACCAAACCCAGCAAAAGCAAATGTTGGTGAAAAAAATGGTATGTTCAACAAAACTCACACTGATGTAGTTAAAAATAAATTAGGGGCAGAAGCCTCTAAGAGGTTCAAAGGTAAATCATATGAAGAATTATATGGTCCTGAAAAGGCGGCTGAACTAAAAAAAATAAGGTCTGAGAGAATGAAAGAGATTAGGAAAAATAAAAAGGATATTTTATTACTTTCATAACCATCTCAAACTAAACATGATACAATCTTCTTCGGTCTTAAGACAAATAACATTTCTATTCACATAATATCGGCTGGTAAGTTTTGTATCACACCATTCAAGTACTTGATTCCAATCTTCAGAATCGGGTACACGTACTTGGTACGGCCAGATAACTTTGTTCATAACTCTCATTGTACTGCCAACAACATTGCGGTTAATATCTTTTCATCACGCATTGTAATAAAGTATGGACGACTGTTGGTTGTAGTTGGTCGAGTACCATAATAACCATGCCAACTGACATTATTCCAATCCATTCCGTATATTTTTTTCAAATACGCTTCGTATGCATCAGCCTCTTTATACCAACCATCAAACTTCAAGCCAACAATATGCCCACGTTCTTTGAACATTTTGTATCTACGATTTAGCTTGATAATTTTCATGATACCTGCCACTTCTTTTGGTCGAATGCATTACAATGAACACAGAATCTATTTTGGCGCGCCCATATTGAACTGTTGCTACTTTCTACAGGACCCCACTTAGTCCAGTTGTGCCAATTAAATCGGCACCAAAAACTAGTAACAGCAGGCGGCAATTCTTGTAATGCTCTAAATGTATTCAATTTTTCGTTCATAACCACTTATATGCTGTATTGTTTTCTTGGTAACGCTTACTAGCCTTACCTTTTGTTGCAAAGTATTTTTCTTCAAATCTATTATACACTATAAACCATTTCTTTTGAATTGGTCCGGGTGAATGACAACCTAAATAATGTAAACGACTAAAGATCCTACCTAATGTTTGACGATTGACTCTCCATCCTGCAGGATACCATCTTACACGGCTACGCCAATGAAAGGATTCGCTACGTCCTGTCTCTAGCCTATATCGGATACGGTATTTTTTACTAACCTCGATAGGTCTATACTTTTGATGTAGTTTAATCATTACATTACCTTATTCAAAAAGTTTGCAAAGTTCAGCGAACTCATAAAAAGATTAGTCCAACCCCAAAGGTCATTATCATCTCTGAAACAACTATAGGCACAATATCCGCAAAATGCGGATACTGATAATAGAATAATTTCCATCATGTCATTAACTCAGTTATATGTTTACAAGTACCACGATACATAAAGCCGGGACAAGTGCATGTGGTAGCCTCCGTATCAATAGAATAGATATTACCTTTACTACCGGACACTTTAATGATTGTACTCTTTTCTTTTACTGCCTTGAAAGGATTTGGCTTTACTGGAGTAAACTTACGACCACGCTTGTCTATTGTGATCGGGTTTTTGAAGTACTGAGGAGTAGTAGAACCAACCTTGATATATGCAACCATTTTGGATCCGTCAAGTAAGTATGTATGATTGGCATTGTTGCTATCATTCCAAACTGTTGTTTCTACTACTGCTTCCATATTAATATGCTACCTCGTCTGTTTCTTCTTGTGCAATACGATCTTCTTCATCCTTAATTGCAGACTCTAATGTAACAAAGGCCCCGTCGTGGTCACAAACAAACCAAACAGCCTTGCCATCAATGTTGCGCAGGATATAGTCATATTCCTGATGTTCGCACTTATTAAAATAATCATTGATATCATTGTAATAGCGAGCCTCGCAACCTACTTCACCGCGATCACGACCATAGAATGTAGTCATGTCCCGATACAATGCATAAAATTCTTCAGTTGACATTCCATTGTCAAATTGACTGAATGGATGTTTTGTACCAATTGTTGGACGCAAGCTAGACAAGTCACCGAGGTCAATCAAGTCACGCATGATAAAAGGATTAGAATAATACTCCATCAACATTTTACCGTTGTGAGCCAAGTAACCATCCCAGTGACAGTACACCTGACCGATAGTGCCATCAGCGAATTCTAATGCAATTGTAGAACGAGTAGCCATTTTGTAAGTCCTTTATTTAACTGTTTAAGATTCTATTATATACCCAAAACCATTTATTGTCAAATTTTACACCAAGTCAATTTGGACTTGTTTTCCACGAATAGTAACACCTAGACCTACAGGCATTAGGGCATTGTCTTTTTTAGCATTGTAACGCATATAAGACAATTTCATCAATGCTTCCCAGCAAACTGTGCGGGCCGTAACTGTAGCAAATTGCTCGGTCATTTGCTTGATAGTCATATACATACCAATATCGTTTTCGGATCCGTCACCCTTGAAAATCACACGGAATTTCTGTGAATTATTGAAGCCGTCAATGATAGTTTTTGTACGCATTTTCTAGTCCTTTATTTAACTGTCTAAGATTCTATTATATACCCAAACCCATTTATTGTCAAATTTAGGCTACTTTTTTATCCATCATTTCAGAGAGGATAAATTTGGCAACATTCATTTGTTGACGAACGTACTCAACCGAACGAGGACCTGTACCCATTGCCATCATTTCTTGGCAATCTGACATAATACCCATTACGACCATTTCTAGACCAGAAAACTTAGCGGTAGTACTTTCCATGTACTGTTTACGGATATCCTGTTCGGTCATACCGTAAATATTGATTTGACGGGTTCTTTGCATGTCCCTAGATACGGCTTCTGATAAGTTCATTGTTAACTCCTTTTGACTGAATAAGACTCTATTATATACCCAAAACCATTTATTGTCAAATTTTGTAGGTATTGTAACTACGGATTTTGCTTTGACGGTTAGTGTGGCTTTCGTTGAATTTGATTTCGTACCCACGATCCCTGAGGGCTACTAATAAAGTACTCAAATCGCAGTCCTCTTCCAAGAATGCATTGGAACCATTCATGTAACTATAAGTACTAATTTTGTCGGCGATACCAAGCTTGACTAGTCCAGCTTTAGGAAAGCGGGCCCAAGCATGACCTGGATCCGCAAACACTTTGATAGAAATTTTCTTAGTCATTTTGAGTCCTTTATTTAACTGTCTAAGATTGTATTATAGACCCAAAATGATTTATTGTCAAATTTAGGACATGTTGCGTTTTTGCAACACACTATCAGCTAGGCCATACGCCACTGCCTCATTTGCACTCATAAAAAAGTCACGTTCCATGTCTTTTGCAAGTTCCTCAAACGTCTTTCCGGCACTATTGTGGTCAACATAGATTTGTGTTAGAGATTTTTTCATAGCCAAAATCTCTTTAACTTGAATTTCCATATCAGTAGCTTGACCACGTGCTCCACCACTTGGTTGATGAATCATATGTCGTGCATTGGGAAGGATCATTCGTTTGCCTTTTGCACCTGCTTGACCTAACAAACTACCCATTGAACAAGCTTGACCCATTACAATAGTTTGTACATCTGGTTTAATAAATTGCATACAATCATAGATTGCCATACCAGCTGTTACTGAGCCACCTGGACTATTGATATAGATACTGATGTCCTTATCTGAATCTTCACTTTCCAAATATAGTAGTTGAGCAACGATTAGATTTGCCATTTGGTCATGTACCTCACCTTCAAGCAAAATAACACGGTCACGTAGTAAACGACTGTAAATGTCATAACTACGTTCGCCTTTACTTGTTTGTTCTAATACCATTGGGACTAAGCTCATATTGTTTCCTTCTTTAAAAATGTTTTGCGATAAATACTTAATGGTGCTATAATTAGCACTTCATTAACTCTTTGAGATATTATACATGAGATATACTGAATTTACAAGAACTTTGGTGGAAGCTGTTGACCAAATTAAAGCTGTTACCAAACATGATGTGGAGCAGACTCTGCGTAAAGCTGGGTATGAAGATTTCAAAATTAACGGTAACAAACTCAATGTTTTAGTACAGATTCCAGATGGTGCAAAGAAAGCTGAATTCCGTAATGATATCTTGCAAGAAATATTAGCCGTACTTAAAAAAGCATACAAGCATGATGGAGTAGAGTATTCTAGTGATCCTGGCATTAGCAGTTTAGGCGGTGTAGTATTTGCCAATAGTCCAGTACAAGTTGTTGTAAAAGATAGTGGTAAACAAGGTGAAAAAAGTGCTGGTGTAGCTAATGAACTTGAATTAGCTAGTATTATACAATCCGTAGTTGAAACATATGGTTCAGCTAATGTAACGTTTGTTGATCCACGTGGCAAAAAGATGACCATTAAGAACTGTATCAATGTTGATGTTGCAGGACGTGATACAGGTGGACGTAAAAAAGCTGATGTTGTGTTACAAAGTCCAAAAGGGTTCTTACCAATTAGTATTAAGAAATTAGATGCTGATATGTGGGAAAGTGCTGATAATTTGTTTGGTCAACGTGCTCGTGCTGTATTAGATAGTTTAGTAAAGAACGGTGATGTTAAACTTAACAAGATCGGTGAACGTAAATTAAAAACAGGTACAGTTCCTGTATATGAACTAAGTAAAGAGATTGTTATGGAGCCTACTGAAGAAGAAGCATTAAATGCTATTTTTGGTAGTGATTTGAACCCTAAAGGTGGAATTGTTATTCAGACATTCAAGCCAGAACATTTTGTACAAGATGG